CCAGCAACCAAACCGCTATTCACGGCATCAGAGGCTTTTGCAATTTCATTTGACATGATATTTCCTTAATTTGAAGAGCGAATTAACGCGGTTGTTGCCGTATTAGATGGCATGGTTACGAGGAAGGAGCTGGATGTTTTATCTGAGCCAAAGTCCAACACCGCCACCGATCTGTTTGCCTTGGTAACATTGTAGATCAAAGCGCACCGCGCTGTCACTGCCGCACCAAAAGCTGCATTGTTAAAGTTTACGTAGGCGGTGTAGCCATCCGAATTAATGGTCACGCCAGTCAACGCAATCCCACCTGCCACATAGCCACCGCCCGTCACCTCATTGGATGTCGTGTAAACAGTGGTTGCAGCGTTTAAATCAGCATTGGCCGTGTACAGAGCAATCTTGAACGTGTCTGTCGTAAAGTCATGCACGGCCTGATACAGCTCCTTTTTGAAGCTGGTGGTTTGCGTTTGGACAATAGAACTCATGAAACTTGAACCCTAACCTGACCGTCGCGGTAGGCATCCATACGCTGTTTGCCATCACCCAAGTTCTTGAGCAGAGCAATCGCCTGCACATAGCGATCTTGATACAACTTAACCATGTCTGCCTCACCCTTCATGTAGGTGACTGCCTCGCACATCGTTCCATACAACAATGCAGAGTCAAAGTTATCACCCAACCAAGTCTGGCCAGCAGTCACAATGGATTCTGGGTAGTAGTAAAAATGCAACTCAACACCGTAGTTGGTGTTTGGTGTAGGGCCAAGAATAAATGACAACTCTTTGGAATCAGATGTTGACGGGCCAAAGATGGCGTAGTGCTTTGGCAGACCCGTTGCAGATGAGCTTGGATAAGCTTCCCTGATGAAGTTCACATCTTTGTTGAGCAAATAAACATAGTCGCCGTTGGTGTCAATCACTGCCAAAGAATATGTAGACAGAAAATCGCCGGGAGCGGATAAATATTTATTGTTTGCTGACAAAGTACCCGTCATGTTTCTACGCAAATTGGCGATCTGAACAGTGTTGTAAATACGCTGCTCTGCCTGCCGAATGAACGTGTTCATATCCGCTGTGGGAAACGTGTTCTCACAGTAATCTGAAACCATCGTGACGAGTTCGTTGTACGTCATGCCATCGGGCCTCTAGACATAAAGCCTTTGGTAGCTGCACCTGCGCCACGCATTTTGATACCAGTTGTTTTGGTGTCAGGTCTGTTTTTCGCGTTGTTGTAGTTGCCAAGACTCATGCGCATTGTATCTGTGCTGCCAATCTCAGACTCTTTGCCGGGATTGGTAGAAGCTTTAACAACCTTGCCAGTCATTGTGTGTGGAGTGGCATAGACCTTGGCGTCGCCAACTTCTTTACCCATTAATTTCTTGCTGAATGTTGCCATGATTAGCCTCGCTTTTGTGCTGCAATCTTAGCCAAGCCACGGCCCATTGCTTTCATGTTGGCGTTGGTTTTACCGCCGCCCTTGCCTTTACCGCCAGACATTTCGCCCACTGTAGGGCCGCTGTCACCAAGGTTTTTACCCTTGGTTTTGCCTTGCTTGGCGATGCCATCTGCTGATCGTGTGAATGCCATGTTTAAACTCCTTAAGATATAGAGACTGTACCTACAAATGTGGTGGCTATCAAGTAGTTTGGTGTGATTCCAGCATCATTTAAACTAGCCCCACCCACCGGTGCCCACCCCCATTGGATGTCCCGTGAACCCCCTGAAAGATTGCCATTGGCGTTTACACCAGATGTCACATAGGTTGTATCTCTGCGTGGGTTACGCAATGCCTGCGGATCATCTACCGGGAACGTGCCGAGCATTAACTGCGGCTGGTCTGGGTCCCAGCATTCTGGGCACACCAATAACTGATACTGTCGTTGCTTAATGACCTCTGTCTTAAGCTTCTTTAATTTGTACTGCTGTCCACAGCGATCACATTCAGCAATCGCAATCTTGCCGGATGCGAATCGGTTACCCATTACATACTCCCACCGATAAACATCTGACGGGGTACAAATCTAACAGCGGCCTTTTCGCGGTCTTCGCCAGCGGCAGTCTCAAATGTTTCGTCGTAGATCTGCTTGAGCATCTGTATGCGCGGCATTAATTCTGGCACCTTGACGGCAATGTGATACGCCAAGCCTGCGGTCAAAGCGGGTAGGAAACGGAAGTTCATATCCGACGTCTCAATACCGGAACCAGCATCCTGAACCCGGCGCAGTCTCCAGTACACAAACTGATATGGCGTAGAGTTGTCTGGAGTTGGCCAGACAGTCACAGCAGGGAGCTGCGGAACATACACGGCAGTGCTAATCAAATGAGAAGCTGCGGTTGTGTTGTTCTGGCCACGGAACACGCCACCAAGGGTATTGCCTGTGACGTATGTGTAGTAAATATCTTCGTTGTCTAAACGAATAAAGCCTGACCCGGCTAGCCCAACCACCGAGTTAAGCGTGATCGTGGTGTCTGTGGAATTGATGGCTGACGCCAAAACAGAAGACGTTGGGTTAACTTCGCCAGAGAGTCTTTGAATCCAGACTTGAATTGGGCGAGCTTGCTGGAGTTTGTTGGGGATGGTTGCATAAGTAGAAACACTAATACGTGTGATGGTCAAATCAGCCTGTGTAGACGATGTATTCTGACCAGTACGGATAACCTGCTCCAACAAATCAATGGTATCTGTAGGTAATGCGTATGTAGACAGGCCGGGGGTCAGGTTAATAACACCCTGCTCCATGGTCCACATGTTGATACCTTTGTTCTGCCACTCAATGGTCATCAGATTCATTGAACGACGGGCAGTTCTCAGGTCATAGCCAGAACGCATCTCACGTCCAGCCCTCTCCCATGCTTCCTCGGCAATCTCCGTGAAGTCCATATTAAAGAGGGTGGATCCGGTAGTGGTCATTTTTTAGCCGTCTTTGCAGAGTCAATAAAAGCCTGAGCAGTGGGCGCACCCTTCTGGCCGGGCTTACGCATCTTTTCGCCGCGAGCACGTTTAGCATGGATGTTGGCGTACAAGCCAACCTTACCACCTTCAGCGTACTGCGTGAAGTCAGTATCATCCCTTCGGGCTTTCTTTACACCCTTGGGCATTTTACTTGGGGATATGGCCCCCATGCCACGGCTGGCCAACATGATTAGCACATCTTTCCGCGTGTTTTACCACGCTGGGCGATGCCGTCAGCTGCTCTTGTGTAACCACCAGCCGCCATTTTCTTTTTGCGGGGCGCAGAACGACCATCAATGTCTTGTGGTACAGGCATGCCTTCACGGAAAACGGTATCGTTAGGCACAGGTTTTTTGGGCGCTGGAGGTTTAGGAGCCACCTTCTTTGCAGAGGGAGCGCCTTCTGGATCCATGGGCGGTTGGCCCATTTCAGCGGTATAGATACCGCCTTCAGCATATTTTTTCATGCTGCTTCCTTAGCAAATTTTGCAACGAGTTTTGCCTTTAGTGGCAATACCGTCAGCACGTTTAGACGCAGATGAAACCATTCCACCTGAGGCGTATTTCATAACTTTGCCGCCACGCTTGTAGCCAATTGCGCCGCCTGTGGTGTCAGACTCATCCAATCCCTTCTTGGGTTTTTTCATAGAAAGAGATTTACTTATCTTGTCACGGCTTTCATTAGCTTTTGTAAACCCTTTGTCTGGGCCAGTCAAACTGCGTGATGGTGCAGACTTAGGCACTACGTCAGTTACGTCAGATGACTTGCTGGCTTTACGTGGGCCTTCAAGAAGCTTCTTAGGAGCACTTGTGCCAAGTTCTTTGAGGTATGGAGCAACTTTGCCTGCGGCCTCTCTGCCGCCCTTTAGCATTTTGCCTAACTTGTACAAGCCAGCTACACCCACTCCACCTGCACCAGTGGCAAGCATTGCATTCTCAATGTTGCGGCTCATTTCAGAAGAATCAATCTTCTCGCCTTGAGGGGCTTTAGCAGACTGTCCGGGGATCTGTGATGCAACCGAAGCGGCTGGCTTAGAAGCGCCTGCATCGCTACGCATACCACGCATTGGGCCTGCATACTGTGGAGAGCTTGTATCACTACGCATGCCGCGCATCGGGCCAGAAGTACTCAAACGTGGCACATCAGAGACTGCGGGTTTAGATGCAGGCTTAGACGCTGGCACTGTAGGCTTGCTTGCTGCTGGACGTGTTGACTTAACTGTCTCAGTAGAGCTACGGCCTTCACTAGGGCCAAAGTCTGAATACATGTCGTCAGACAAAGGACGGGCAGATGCAGCTGGTGCAGCCGCAGCAGAAGCAGCGCGTTGCGCTGAACGCATAGCCTCACCCTCATCTTCCATGGTTTTGGCGTATGCACGGCCAGCGCCAAAACGGTTGTACGCCTCAGAGCCGGGCTGATCAATGTTGCCCATGCGCAGACGCTCAAAAAAGCCTACTGGCTCTTCTTTGTTGGAGATGTCTAAACCACGTTGTTTGGCTTTTGACTCTTCAACACTGCCACCTTCGTCGTAGCGTTTAAACTTCATTGGTTTTCTGGTTGCCATCTTTAGCTCCTTAGCAGGCCATGCCGCCCTTGTTCATTTTGATTTGAGTAGCTTTGGTTTTACCTTTTGAGGCAATACCATCGGCTGAACGTGTAAACCCACCTTTAGCAAGTTTAGTCATGGGTTGACCTTTGTGCAAACGGCCTTCGTGTTTGTTCACGGCCTTTTGCATCATTTTCTTGTCCATCTTTACGTCTTTGTGTTTCATGTCGCCACCTTTTGCAAATTTACGACCTTTGTCAGCCGCTGAAAAATCTTTGCCCACCGACTGTGGGACGCCTGCTTTCTTGGCGAACGCTGGGTTGTGGGCCACCGCTTCCATGAAATTGTGTTGTTTCTTACTAACCGAGGGCACTGCGTTGCTCCTTCATAAAGTCGTCTATCTTGCCTTCTAGGCGGTCAAGCCGAGCTAATACACGGTTAATGTCGTTATGAACATCAGCCTTAGTCACAAACTTCTCGGCGTGCTCTTCACGGGTTTTGCTCAAAAGAATGCTCAAGCGTTTCACTTCATCGTGAGACACCTTTACCCAGAACACCAGCAGTGCTGATGCAAAGGACAAAACAACATTCCAAACCATTAAGTCCATTACAGCATCCGACCTTTGGTTTTGCCACGCTGGGCAATACCATCTGCACGTTTAGAGGCAGAATTAACTTTGCCGCCCTTTGCAAACTTTTTTTCAAATCTAAGACCGTAACCTTGGCCAACTTTTGCAGGCATAATTTTCCCGCCAAATGCATCAACTGATAATGCATCTTTCAGGTTAAATTTTTTGTCCTCGAATGCTGGTCTTTCACTCGACGATGGAGTTGGTTGTGGTGGAGGTTGAGGTTGACCTGAGTTAAACATATTTTTTCCTTAGCACTTCCATGCTCTAAGTGATTTGTTTATGCGTGAGTCTGGGTCTTTGGCGGTCTTTGGGGAGGTTAGCTTCTTCTTCATGCCTTCCATCCTCGCACAGAAAGAATCTTTGCGAGATCCGCCTTCCGGCTGGGGAGGTTTCAAGTTCATGCCTTGCGCTTTCGCGGAGGCTCTCCCTTTGGCGTTTAAACCGCCTTTGGGGTTCTTCCCTTCTTTCCTCTGCCATGCCGGACTCTTAGCCATAGAAAAACGTCACTGACGCAATGTTGGTTAATGTTGCATAAACATCCGTTTCAAACAGCACCCCTTCCTGTGGTATCGCCACATAAAAAGAATTTGGGTTTGAGTTTGATGGGATGTCAATTTCAATCAATACTGTGCCA